CCCACACCACAAACACAACCACTAAAACATCAGATTTTGATTTGTGCCCGCTATAGTTTCCGGGAATAAGGAAAAGCTAGATTACCTATTCTTTCTGATTTTCTACCTGTCGGTGTAGATAAGTTTTCACAATGTCTGAATAAGCTTGAATACTAACCATAGAAGTAGTTCTTCCGCAGATACAGCCCTGCTCCATTTACCACCGTTACACTAGGATCAACAAAATCCACAGAGATTTCTCCGGTCGTACTAAGAGTAAACAACCCTGTTGCTGACGGTTTTCCTGGAGTAAATAATGGAAAAACCACATCTCTTGAGAAGTGGTGTGCGTATTTTTCAGGTACCTTACCTTTTACCCCAGGTTTATTCGCTAGAACAGTAGCGTAGACGAAGAAACCAACACTCGCGAGCATAATGTAGTCGTTATCGAAGAGGACATAACCCCCACCAATCAGTTTACTCAGGGTATCCAATATTGTTTTCTCAGTAGAACTAAGATTGTCTAGTTTGCTTTGCAAACCAGTGATATCGCTCAACTCATGAGCGTGAATTTTAGGGGCTTTGGCATCAGCTAACTTTTTAAGAGTGTTAAGGTCCTCTGGGGCGCCATCTACTAAAGCATCAATATCCTGGGTGATGAGTGAGCTGATGCGAGTAATCACACCGGTATCTAAATGCTCGTAGGTGATGCCACCTTGTGGAATGCCATCCGCCATAGATTTCACTATTCGTTGCGCATCAGCGTGGGCACTTTCAGCAGACTTCGATGCTTGGTCTGATGATTTCTTTGCAGCATCTTCCGAAGTTTTCGCGGCCTGGGCAGATACTAAAGTATTTGACTCTGCTTGCTGAGCACTTTTCGCTGAGGCCGCAGCAGCGGCCTCGTGTTCTGCTGCTTCACGGACCTTTTGGTCCATGCCAGCACGTGCTTCAATAGTTTGCCTTTTCCATTCTTCTGTGACCTGAGCGTAATTTTTGCTCTGTTGCTCCGACTTGGCAGCTGATGCAGCAGCAGTTTCTGCCACACGTCGACTATTCGCAGCTGATAGCGCATCCTCCCTGATACCTTTAGCTTTATCTACATCACTTTTGATCTCTTTTCGCAGTAGATCACCAGCAGATCCTATCGCATCCTTAGTCCTTGCCACTAGTACATCCATTTGGCGTTCCGCAGTTTGAGCATGTATTAGTGCAGTACGCTCTGCTGCCTGGGCGCGCTCGGCAATCGCTTCCAGTGGAGCTATGCCGCGAGGCGTGTATCGATATTGTGTGGTCATGACGTCTACTAATCGGGCTTCTCCTGCCCCGTCTGGAATGACGACTTCGAAAGGTTCCATGTCACGGAGCCCTTTACATCGCAGCTGAACCATGAGCGGCCCTGGTTCCACCTGTACAGTGGCTTTACCACGGGACAAGGTTACTTTCATAGGTGTAGTAGTTACCACGCCGTCCGACGCATCTGCAGAAGAGCGCACCCGTGGAGCATACAGCAATACATAGTCGCCTTCATGGGGAATGCCCCCAACATCGGCGAGATTGATACTTAAATTCCGCATCTTTATCACATTCCTTTCGGCTTAGTTTCATCTGATACTTCCGCAGTCCCCATATGCACAGCATCATGGGAATGCCGTATCGCTGATAGAGAAGAATGTTGTGTACCGCCACGGAACCAACGCCAGTTCGCAGAATACACATCAATACGAACTTGGTATCCGGCTGTGGGAATCACCACCGGCATGAACGTCTCTAGCGTATGGTCCCGGTTATAGGGGACCTCGGTCTCGATAATGCTGGTGTGGTATTCCGTTTTCCCGTCTGGGTTGAGGATCGTGATTTTCAGGTAACAGAAGTTACCGCCTGTATAGGTGGTCCCTACAGCACGTACTCGGGCGTTGATAGTCCATAGCCCTTTGGCGTTCAGGATAAAATCGCCGGCGTCTGAAATATAGGCGTTTTTATTCGGCCCTAGTTGGGCGTCAAAAGGCACCTTACGCCAGTTATCGCTAGACCATTCGATATTGATGTTCTTCGACTGATATGCACACAGGTACCCATCGGTGTCAGAAACCAGGTCCAGCCGTTTGTTCAGGATGAGCTGTCCAGATTTCTGGGCCTCTATTTCCTCTTTCATTGGGGTGATGAGCGATTTCAGAGCCCTGCCGAAATCCCCCAACAATCCATTAATGAACCCGAACGCAGTACTCACAATCAACGCACCACCATCGCGCACTAGTTGCACAATGTCTTTCAAACCCTTCAAGATTGCTGTACCGAATCGGGTGAATATCTGCGATAGTGATTGATCACCAAGATTCAATGCAGTTTCAGCGCGTTTTCTAGCCAATGCCTTGACAGATTCTTCCGTCTGCGCGGTAATGGATTTGACCTGGGCCCCCACCACCGCATCCGTGCCCGGGGTCACCGGGTAGGTGCCGGATTCGATAAGGCTTTTATCGTCACTCATCCTCGATCACCCTCGCCGTGTCTTCGTTCCCTTCTGGTGTTTCCGGGTGGATCTCGGTTTCTAGCCGGCGCAGCAATACTTGTTTTTCTGCCATGGTGAGGTGGCTGATATCCGGGGCAGTCTGCTCAGCGTCCAGGGGTTCATCAATAGGCACCCATCTACCGGCTGCACCCATCACCCAATCCGTATCGGGGCCAGGCGGCACGTACTTGACAGTTTGTTCTTCTGGGTGATGCCGGAAACCACAATCGTAAAGACGCTGTGACCACTGCCGCATCACATCTACCGGCAACACCAACGGTGCGGTAGCGCCAGGACCTGGCAAAGCCACCAGGGCCCATAGAGCTTGCTCCTCAGGATTCGTCATATCGCACGACGACTGAATAGGGATTCCCATATTTAGATCACTCCTAGATCGTGGATAGCTGCAGTGGCGTTTTTTACTCGGCCCAGGATTTTCTCCAAGGGGGATTCCTGGGAGGCACGATCACCGCAGGTTATTTCCCAGCCCACTTGGTCACGGCTATAGCGGTACACAAGTTCTGTCACTTGCTCTACCACTACTTTGTTTTCCGGCAGCCCGATAATTGTGGCGCCCACCCGGTCGCCCAGGAAGAAATGCCCTTGGCCGTTCTCGCCAACATGCCAGGGGGCACCATCGACGATTTTCATTTGATGGGATACCTTTTCCCGCGTTTCCCAAAAACCTTTCCGCAGTACCGCTAAAGCCGATAGGGTGTAGGCGCGATCAGAGCCATCGGAGAAATGTTCCCAATATTTTGACCATCCTAGAGACCTAGACCGGTCAGCGGACTTTTCCGCCATCCATGCCAACAACGTGTCCTCGTAAAACGGTTTGAGTAACGTATCAGCTATGGGGCCCAGGCTAGGGGCTGCAATAAACATGCCCAGGTAATTTCCCAACATACTCACTGCCGCGCTGATGGCCTCATTGACACCATAAGTGGAGTGTCCACCGGCCACTACTTGTACCGCAGTCGCCGGCTTGTAGGAGAACTGGGCGGACTCCAGGCCGGACAATCTGCCGTCCCGATACAACACATATGGCGCACGCGGTACAGTACCTAACCAATCCGGCTTCTGATATTCCGGCACGTTCGGATTGGCCACCACTGTCGATTGGGTATCAATATTCCCCTTCGTCAATTGCTGTACCGTACGGACAAAACCACTAATCACGTTGCCGCGCAGGGCAGTACCATCCTGACCCCAATAGCCGGACTTGTTCACGATATCCACGATGAGGCAACCATGGCGGATTCTTGCCCGTGGCCATGGCAACGGATCACCCGTGAGCCACCTCCGGCACGTCACCATCAGCTGTGCATCTTCCAACTTATCCTTGGCCATCTCATGCCAATACTTCATCCGGGACGACACGATCGTCCATGGAGAAGGGTCAGTGCCAAGCGAACCCGGCGCGATTTGGATTGCCCATCGGGAGGTGTCCCAGGTGTCGAGCCATGATGTGGGGTCTAGCGGGTCGTTGGGTAGTACCCATGCTGATCCTTCTAGCCGCCAGAGGTTTATGGCCAATGCGCATTTTAGGGCCCAGGCAGTGGGGCCCATCATGATGAATGTCCTAGGGAATTGCACTGGGGCGGGCGTGAGCGGATTGGGCCACACAAGGATGTGCTTGAGTTCTTCGTAGTCGTGGAGAGCTTGAAGCTCTAGCAGTCGAGTGCCATCTGTGTTTTTAATGATGTTGACGCTGGTGACTCTGCCACCCCAGCGGGTGCCATCCTTGTCGGATGTGATGTGGATATTTTTCACGTCCCGACTATCGAATCGGAGGATCCATGTGGATATCCAGTGGTCGATAGGTAATGTAATGGTTGCCCCACCAGTGTCGTTGAGTTTCCACTGGGTTCTGGCCTCTATGACAACTCCGGTGATGGTGCCAACATAATTCCAGTTACCGTCCCAAATCCTGATGAGGGGTTTTGTTCTGCGAGTCTCGGCGCGTTTCGCGCGGGTTTGCTGTCCGTGTTTCCAGGCTGCTTCAAGTTTCTCGTGGGGGATATCACCAATATATGGTGGGATGATCTGCATCAGGCACCTCCTCCGTATGCTCGCTGCCAGTGCTCCACCATGCGGATTTGGCATGATGACAGGTTCGCTTCTCCGCCTTCCACTTTGACGGCTATTGCTTTTTGCGTCGTGCGGGGTGGTATCGGGTAGAGGAATTCCACGCCACCGAAACGCCCGGCGAAGTTGGAACCGTCGCTGGCCACGTAGGATTCTTCCCGCGGGTGCGTGTTGATCGTGAGCGATTGGATGCGGGTGAGCGCTGGGCATTCGATCCTGCGGGGTCCGGCGCTCAGGTTCATGTCGGGGATTGTCCATTTACCCGGCCCAGTGAGTGTCCACATGGGCCAGAGCTCACAGTCTGCTGGGTTTTGCACATAAAGGGTTCCCTGACTGGTGCCACTTAGTGCAATCTCGGACACGTAGGTTTCCCCTACCCAAAACGGCATGGGTGCTCTAAGAGTGACGGTCATTTGCGACCAGCCCCAAATTCGCGGGTCCCGCTCGGATTTCGTTTGGGTTTTCTCCAGCTTCACAACATCCAGGGTTCTGGTGGAAATATCCGTCGTTACCCGGATTTGAGCAGGTCGAATATAATCGAAGCTGGCATAGAATTCCGCCTCGATTTCCGACCATGCTCTCTCATCTCCCACAATATCGAACGCCAACACGAGGTCCAAGGGTTCGATGTTATAGCTGAGGAGGGTTGCGCCGTCCTGGGATGCGCCTTGCTGCCAAATCTGTTTAAACGGTGCCTCGTCATGGAGGCCTTGAGGGTTCTTTGCCAGTTCTACGCCCTCGCGCCCCATGCCAGGACCGGATACTGTCCACAACTGCCCGTCACAACCGATAATCTCAATCAAGGCGGGAGTCTCAAACAAATCCAGTTCCGATGCCACAATCTTCTCCTTTCTTGTTATGCACCTTCGATGGCCATGACCAACTGCTTTGAGTGCATGTCTGCGCGGCGTAGTCCCTCGTCGACATTGTTGGTTTCCACGTGATAGTGCACTTCAACCGTTCGTCCCTGCGCAGCCGTGGCGGGTCTGAAGGATGATGCTTTAGCTACTTCCCGGGCTAGCTGAGGCTGGGCGTTGATTTGTTCCAGCCACGGGCGAAGATGCCGTGCTGAAGCTTCACGAACTACGAACTCGCCGTTGGACAGTGTGGATAATATGGCGTCATCCATAGAGCCACCAGGGCCGGTGACTAAACCACCCAAGGCGAATGCTTTGGGGTTCAGGCCACCGATCAAATCGGCGCCGACAATCTTGTCTGTGGCTATGCCCGGGTATTGGGATAGCATATCGGCCGCTATTTTCTCGGCGTTCTGCACATCCCTAGCTTTCGAGTAAGTGGATTTGCCGCGGGTATCAGATGCTTTATCACGGGTATCCATCCACTGCGAATACGCCTTAACGATAGGGATATCATCGGAAATCCCCACTAGCCCTAGGGCGTCTTTCACCTGGCCGGACACGAAATCCTTAGCGAACTTACCCAAAATTTCAGAGAAAGTTGATGGGGTGTTCGATTTCTTTTTCTTCGACCTCGTGCCGTACGAGTCAGGGTTCGACCGTGATGATTTTCGGAAATCCTTCAAATCATTAGCAGACACATCCGTCACATCGGATAGATCATCTCCCGTATATCCACCACCATATGAGGGATCAGAATAATCCCGGGGCACATAATCATAATCCGAATCCGCACCCCTAGAACTAGAACGGGATCCCAGAAGCGAATACGAAAGCGCATCATCATTGGAATCATAGGAAGATGCCAGATCATAAGCATCATCGGAAGACTTCGTGCGGACCACAGCATCAATACGATCCGCATCTGTAGCAGAATCCGACTGCTGCTGTTCAACGATTTCTTCCAAATCTTTATCCGCTGGTACCTCCACCTCCGTGAAGAACGCACCTGGTAAATATGCGTGCTCGGTGAACTGTGGGTCGTCAGCACCAGCAGCGGCACCACCGTATTGCCCATCGCCGCGTTCGCCACCCATTTCTACCGCCACACCAGACGGGACAGTGAGGGCAGTATGCCCTTCCTCACCATCAGGATCAGTGCCGAACCAGCCGACCTGTAGATCCCCGAAATCACCGCGGCCGGTATTAAAGCCCAAGTTTGATAGGGCTTTGGCTTCCATGGCAAGCGAGAACTGGTCACTCCACGCATCCAACCCCACAGCGTAACGGCTAATGGCACTTACCGCACCTGGGCCATCACCCCACTGTGTTTGCCCGTACGGCTGCCCCTCGATCTCGTGGGCGAACTCGTCCAGTTTTTGGATGGTAATACCACCGTCAGCAAACCTCCGGGGAGCTTGTGGGGTAACGTCTGTCCCATCGTAGGTGACCTTAGTGCGGGTAGTCTTTTCTACCACGTCAAAGCCCATAATGTTTGCGGTTTGAGCCAGGATCTGGGTACTACGTTTCCGCTTTGACGGGGCCAGTGGAATGAATGCCTCGCCTTGGGTTTCGTCTTCAGCCCACACCAGGTATGAGCCGCCGGGGGCGATTTGGGCATCCTGCTTCGATAGGCGTGTGCCGCCATTAGCATAATGGGCTACTCCCCCGTCACCGTAACCGGTACCAGGATCATCACCATCATTATCATCACCGCCGGTGAGCATGTGCCACATGTGTTTAATGCCAGACCACAGGCCCATAATCAGGTCTTTACCAATCTGGACCAGCCAGCTACCAGCATTGTGGAAAGCATCAAGGATGGAATCTTTGATACCGCGTACCCATTCCATGAGGGAATTAATCCCCTTTGATGTGGCGTTCGCGGCACCAGCCCACAGTTCGTTGAACTTCTGGATAAGGTCACTAGCGAAATCCACGATCGCGTGGATGACCTGTTGGATCATGTCCGCGAAGCCGCCCACAATGCCAGCACCGAATTCTATCACCGTGGCCACAACGTCCACACCAAGGGTAATGAACTTGGCAACGATGTCCCCTACCACGCCAATGACGGTGGCAAGCACCTGCAATAAGATACCGATGAGTTCATCCAATATGGTGATGACCGGCACTACCGCTTGGACCACGGACACGAAAGCGTCCACAATGCCCACGACTGCCGGCACCAGGGAAATAATCATCGGAATTAGTGGGGTGATACATTCCACCAACAGCTCAGCAAGAATCGGAATCAACGGAGCTACTGCCTCCAGCAGAGACACGAATCCCTCGACAATGGACACCACGGCCGGCACCAGCGCAATCACGGCCGGAATCAGCGGGGTAATCACATCTACCGCGAGCTGAAGCAGCATCGGGATCAGCGGTAACACCGCCTCCAGCAAAGACCCGAACGCCTGCACTAACATCGGGAATACCGGTGCCAGCTGGTTTAGTGCATTGAGGATCGCTTCACCCAGAATCTGGGCGACCTGCACCAATACCGGCATAATCATTGCCAGCACTGGCGACAACTGTTCAATCATCATTGAAATAAGCGGCACTACTGCCTGCGCTATCTGCGCAAACACCTCCACCAATGGTGGCAGCAACGGGGCTAGCTGCTGGATCATCTGCACCAACGCATCACCCATCACCTGAGCCAATTGCGTGAACACCGGAGTCAACTGCTCAATGATCGGCGTTAATTGCGTCACCAACGCCGTAATGACCGGGGCTAACGCCTCCGCTACTTGCAGCAACACCTGGGCCACGGACACCAGCACGGCATTGAAGGCTTCACCCAACACCGGCAACAGTGGGGACAGCGCATCAAGAAGCTGGCCGAAAGCCTGCGCCACCGGAATCAACGCATCCGCCAACCCCTGGCCCAGAACCGCCACCAGCGGCCCCAAAGCAGCACCCAACTGGCCGATTACCTCACCGATCGGAGCCATCGCCGGAGCAAACGCCGCCAACCCATCCGCCAAGCCCTGCACCAACACCTGAATGCCCGGCGCGGCCGCCTGGATGAATTCGGCAATGGCCGGCATGATAGTGCCACCAATAGTTTGCAGCGCCGTGGACAAGATCGGCATTAGCGCTGCGAGACTATCGGTCATAGCCCCGAAGAACGTCGTGAGGGCCTGTTGGCCTTCCATAGAGTTCACGAAGTTGTTGACCATTTCCAGCAGCTGGCCTAGCGGACCTAAAGATGCTTGGCCTGCTGCGGATGCCGCATGAAACACGCCGGAGATGATTCCGCCGATGTTAGATAGGGTGTGCCCTAAGGTTTTGAGAGCCTCAACACCGTTTTGGACCCACTGGTCGAATTGGCCGTTTTGGGTTGACTGGGTGAGGAAATCCGCCAACCTAGTGCCGGCCTCACCTAAGTATTGACCTAGTTGCGGTAGGTAGGCGGATCCTGCCGCCCCGATATCCACCAGTGCTTGAGTTAATGGCCTGGCAGCTTGGTTCACGTTAGCGAACATTCCGGCGGTATTGCCCAACATGCGGTCCAGCCCTACCTGGGACGACTCGCTAGCCAACGCTGCGATCGTGGACCGCAAACCGGAATTGATCTCGGCTGCGATACCAGCGAGACCAACCCTAAGGATAGGCAGCTGCGCAGTGGCTAAATCCGTGATGGACTCGCCCAAGCCTGCAAAGAGGTTATCCTGTACCTCCAGGCGAAGCTCTTTCCACTGGGCGCTCAGGGCCTGGATAGCAAGCACAAAAGCTTGGGCATTAGGGGAAAGGTTCGCTAGCGCATCGGCGAAATCGTCGGTACCACCGGCGGCTTTTTCACCAGCTTCGGCATAGTTATCTAGCGCGTCAACGAGCTGTTCCTGCGCCTGAACCACACCGTCTTGCGCGTCTGCCAGGTTACGCTGGGCATCTTCCACACCGCGGTAAGCGTCTTCTACCCGGCGTTGCGCATCTTCCACGCCACGCTGTGCATCTTCTACACCACGGTGGGCGTCCTCTACGCCACGCTGCGCGTCGGCTTCTTTTTCCGCTGCTTCCGCTACTTTTTCCTTAGCCGCAACAACTTTGTCTGACCCCTCAACGCCTTTATCCGAAGCGGCCTGTGTGTCATGGGCCAGTTTGTTGTTTTTCTCCCGCATTTCGTCGAGAGACCGCAGAGATTTACGGTAGGCCAGATCGGCTTCGGCGATATCCAGACGGCTGGATTCTGGGTCTTCCTGGGCTTCCCGTAGCCGCTGTTTAGCACGCGCAACTGCTAAAACTGCATCCTCTTCATTCAAGGCCGCATCTTGCAGTTGCTGCTTCATATCTTGCAGATCCCGGGCAGCGTCCTTCCTCGCCTGGTTCAGATCCTGCTGGGCCTTACGGGAATTCTTCTGGGCTTCAACAACGCCACGCTCCGCATCAGCAACCTTGCGTTCCGCATCCTCTACCCGGCGGGCTGCATCTGCCACGCCACGGTGGGCGTCGTCTACTTTACGGGCGGCGTCAGCAACCCCACGGTGGGCGTCTTCTACCCGGCGTTGGGCTGTGGCGATACCACGCTCTGCGTTTTCTACCTGCCGCTGAGCGGATTTCATGGACTTATCGGTGTCAGTAGTGGTGGACACCGCGCCCTTGCCCATGGTGGAAAATGCTTTACCCACCCCGGACACTCCAATGCCGAGAGCGGCGAGTGCGCCAGCGGCTGCGCCGGCTAGGGCTGGTAGCGTAGCCAGAGCGCCGGATGCCGTCACTAGCACCTGAGTCATAGCGGCAAGCGGGCCAACAACGCCAGTGGCAGCAACCCCGATCACACCCAATCCGACACCTCGGGCTGCAAGACCAGCCATTGCGGCACTCGCGGCCCGAGCGTGAGCAGTAATACTAGCGATCTGCGCCTGGGCAGCAGCAAGACCAGCTCTGCTAACCCTGACCGCAATCTCGGTGGTACGCCGCACTGTGAGACCAGCCAACTGGGCAGCTGTGCGGCCGATATTAGTCCTAGCCACTATTTCAGCAACACGACGTCGCGCTAGCGCTGCTAACTTCGCTGATGCTGTACTAGTGTCGGCGTCGGCCTCAATCTCGGTTTTCCGGCCCCTGGCCGTTGTATCTAGCTGAGACTCAGCAGCACCAGTATCAGCATCAGCGTTGATTTCTGATTCTCTGTTACGCGCTGTGACATCCAACTGGGTTTCCGCAGCGGCAGTGTCGGCGTCGGCCTCAATCTCGGTTTTCCGGTCCCTGGCTGTAGTATCTAGCTGAGACTCAGCAGCACCAGTATCAGCATCTACATTCAGGGTGAGGTTTTTCTTGCCCGTGATACGGTTGATTTTCCGGCGTGCTTTGCTGGTATCCGCATCAACAGTAATGGATAATGATTCAGCGTATTCCGCCAACTCTGCTTTGACTTGTTCACGGAACTGGTCGAAATCCGGCAGTATCTCTACACCAAAGGTAGCAGTGATTCTTTCAAGTTCGGCGCGAAGACGACGGGCGAAACCTGCAAGGTTAGGCCTAATCTCTACCTTGGCGACACCGGCGGTGTATTCAGCCATGATGGTCTCACCCCCCGTCGTCGTATCTAGCCCCTACTAGCTGGCTTAAAATATGGTCACGTTTAGCGTTCAGCCGGGTTTTACCCAAACGTTCCCTGGCGGTTTCGGGATAAGGAGCCGGATCAAGCCCCACCTGGCCTTGACTACCCACCGCCACTAGCTGGATAAGTCGATTTTCGATTACTGCTAACTGTTCCCGGATCGGATCCCACTCACGCAGCCCTGGTCGATGGGCTACATCATGGTCTTGATGTTCCATGGCGTACTGGGCGATATCATCGTCATCAATGACAGACGCCCAGTAGTGGGATCCTTGAGGTAACTGTTCTACCAGTTCGAGGAACGTTCGCCAGTCCCGCACTCCAATAAACCAGTCATCAATATCAATGTTGAGATATCGGTGGAAATCCCATCGTAGTTCTTTGCCCCGATGGTTAATCAGAGCAATAATGTAGAAAAATCGGTGATCTTTTCTACCAGGCCTTTGCCGTAGAAATGCTCAAAGTAGGCGACGATCACACCAAGGGCGATCATTTCGGCGTCTTCGGCATCATTGATGGCCATGATGAACCGGTTCAAATTATCCTTGAAGATCAGCCGTAAAACGTCGATGCTGCTGAGCTGATCGGGGTCTTTTAAGATCTGTTCCAACCGTAAGCGATCCACGTAGGTGGGGGCTTGGATTTTTATTGCCGGGTCAAACCCGTAGTCCGCTCCCAGCACAAACGGCTTCCGGGTAAGTACCGTCCGATTGCGGTTTTTTACTTCCTTAATGGGAAGGGCTTGGGCACGTTTACGGAATCGCTCAAATTGATCTTCTTCCAATTCTGTTTCTTCGCCAGGGTAGCCATCTACCTCGAAATTGGTGTCGTCTGCAGCGTCATCATAGTCATCGTAGTCGATAGGGGTCGAGCTGCGCGATGGTTGTCTGCGTGGTTGTCGTTTACGGTTCTGGTTTGCCATGGGTGTTTTCCTTTCCTGGAATATGGATGAGGACAGAGAAGGCCAGGTATTACGCCTGGCCTTCATACTGGTCGATGAGTAGGTTTTACTGCTTTGTGACTTCTACTGTCTTGGGGAAACCACCACCAGTGAGGCCGGTAGCGATCACAGTTGGCTCGGCGGAAACCTTGGTGATAGTAAACCCCGCATCCACGGTGCCGCCGACTGTGGCTTCGTTTTCTCCCGAGGCACGAATAGCTGCCTGAATAGCGGCAGCGGTTGCATTGTGCTCAATGGTAGCGGTCATTTTGCCGTTGATACTGATTGTGTACGTGCCGCCTGTGGCTCCCTTCACGGAATACTTGAAGCTATCATTCAGCAGCTTTTGGACACCCGTAACACCCATCTTCTGGGCTAGCTCAGGAGTGAATCCCGGGCCGGTGATACCGAAGCCGAAGAGCGCACCATAGGCGGGGTCCTCCTTAGCCGCCAGTGTCAATGGGTACGTCAGCGCGTTGGTTTGCGTAACGGATTGTTTGCCACGCTTCTCGACGGTGACTTTCGGGAAAATCCAATACGGGTAGATTTCGTTTTCAGGTTCGCCATCATAACCAATGATGATCGAAGAGTATTCTTTCATCTTGGCAGCGCGGCGTTTTTTCGCGTAATAAGATCCGTTCTTGTACTCGCCAGTGCCCAGATCGTAGTACATTTCTAGCGTGCGTCGGCGGGCTTCTTGCGGGGTGAAGTCGATATTGAAGGTTTCTTCAGTGATGAAATCCCTGCGGCGGCCGCGGGAACCGTAGCCTTCCGGCCCTTCGACTTTCATGTCTGGGGCAAGATCCACACCGGATTTTTGTTCGATTTCACCGGCAGTCCACCATTCAGAGCCGAGTTCTTTCAGCTTGCCGTTTTCAGTGAGTTCTTCAGGAATCGGTGCCCCGTAGTCAGCGAGAAGAACAACCATGTTGATAGCGGCAAATACTAGACTATCGTCTTTGTCTTTGAGCGTATAGAAATCAGTAGTAGTCACGCTCTACCTACCTTTCTCCCACCATATTAAGCGGGTACAGGAAATCCCCCATTCCTTATGGTTTGGGGGATGAGGATTTGAGTTAGGCTATTTTTATCGAGGCCTGCGAATAGCAAACGTGAATAATGCCTTTACATATCGGTCTTCGGGATTTACCCATACCGGCATGGTTGGCCCTTGTACCTCGGCCACGTCAATGATGCGTACTGTACGGGAGAACTCTTCCGCCTGATTATCCAGCATCCATGCCCGAATATGCCGCAGCAGATCATTGGAAACATCACGCCGCTTTGATACCACACCAATCTCAATGATTGGTTTATCAACCTGGTCAGCTACTGCTGCGACCCCGCCGATGCGCTGGATCACGATCAATGGATGCTGGCGGATGATTTTTTCGTAGTCCGCAGGAATCCATGTACACACTTGTGGTGCGGGCTCACACTCCGCAGCAAAGGCATCCAACAGTTCGCAAATAATATTTTCGGCGTCAGGCCATGGGCGAATCCCTTCCGGGAATTTCATTTTCATCACCTACTTTCTATATTTTCACTGCTTCTACCACTCGGCGTAACGCCCGGTTAGGAGCGATCCTTCGAGGTGGTTTCCTGCGACGCGGAGGCTTGGGGACCGGCGGGTTTGTCATGTGGCCGAAAAACACCGGCACACCATACGAGCTTTCCACTGATAACGTAGCCACCCACCGTGGATCTCCCATCGGATAGGGGCGCGCTATTTCCACATCAACGACAGAAGATGCCGCTAACCGGCCGGTGTTTTTCGGGGCAGATGATTCATACAGGACTTGCGCCAAATACCCAGCTTCAAACATGATAGCTTCTACTTCTGGTCCAGTTAGATATCCCTGCATCTTGCGTGGCTCAAAATTCATCTACCCCATCACCGCCTCACACAACGCCACCGTGCCCATGGTCACGTTTTCCCTACGTGGGTGCTCCCACACTTGGATTTCCGTCACTGTTAATATCTTGCCGAATGGGGTTGTAATGATGTCTTTTGGTTGCAGGTCAGGGGTTTGCCTGCGGAAATACACCGCAGGTTGGGTAGTCACAATCGTTTTATGATCGTGGTCAACCGTAACCCCTGCCCACCCAATCCGGGCGCCTGTAATCTCCCAAGGTGGGGATGGTTCACCGATCGGATCACCGTGCCGGTCTATCTTGGGTGGGCGTCGTACCATAATCGTGGCCACAGCCGTCACCACCCTTCGGCAGTGATGTTACGGAATTCTCCCACACCAATAGCGTTTTCGATAAGATCACGTTCTTGACCGGTGAGATAGAAATTCCCCTCACCGTTAGCGAATCGCAGAGTGCTGCTGAATGGGCCACCAGTGTCGGTAATCTCCGAAGCCCCATCATGCGTATCAGCAATGAGCGAGCGCCTCACCATAGCGCAGGACACCATTTTTAGCACGCCTGCTTGATGTTCGCTAGGGGCATCGGGGATCAGGGGAAACTTCGCCCTCAACCACACTGCAGCATCTTCCAGCAGCGTATCGACGACCTTATCAGGAAGACCTGGCGGAAACGCTTGCCACCGGTCTTTCAAATCCGCAGCGACTGCATACGGCATTAGGCGCCTAATCCGGTAAGCCGCACCATGGCCATGGGATCAGTCACCACATGCTCCAACACAGCTTTCACCTTGGTCCAGGTCAGGTCACGTGCTTCGTCCCGCCAGGTAGCGGTACTAATGGGTTCTTCCATGCCGATCGTACCCACTTGCCCTTCGGCAACTAACAGGCCCTCACCTGGGGTGGCCAGCGGGGAGGAAATCACTTCCAACCCCTGGGACTTCAGGAACGCATCCTGGGCGTCGTTAGTGTCAAAAGTGTTAGCAAGCTGCAGTGCGTCATCGGTGTGGAGGACCAACAAGTTATAGAGGTAACCCATTTGGGTTTTCTCACCGGCGGCTAGGGCCGCGTTGAGCTCTGCCCGGATCGACTTCGCTGCGGTCTGCTTGAGCTTTTCAGTTTTGTTCATGCTGACCCAACCGGAAGATTCCACCTTGGGGATATAGGACCCGTATTCCTGGATGGCTTTCTTAATAGCGAGCATGCCATTGTTGTCCACATCGAAAACCATGGTGTTCGAAATTCGCTGAGCTCGGCGCTGTAATAGCGCCATGTCGTTTCGCGCTTTCGCCTCGTCGGTGATGGAGAATTTACCACCAAGCTTTTTCACCTGGGCCACTTTGGGCTCACCAGGAGTGGCGTCCAGCTCCGGGTATTCGCCACCTGGGGCGATGATACCGGTGTGGTCATCTGCTAACACCTGATTTTCGGTATTGACCTCGTACAGGATGGCGCCGCCCTGAGCATCACTGTGGCCGAAAAGGCGGTCAGTGAACATCTTCAAGGCAGTAATGTCCGCAATGTATTTAGAGATTCGTGCTGGTTCTTGCAGCATCAAATCCACTGTGATGGCACCGTTGGCTACCGTGGGGGCGGCGCCCGGGTAAAAACCAGAATTTTTCATGTTGTTTCCTTCGTTCGTTTTATAGCAGTGCGATAGTTACGGGCTTATCCGCACCCGCGGCTTTCGTGAGAGCAATGGCCACAACAGGCCCAGTGCCGGCGGTGGCCGCTTTACCGCCGGCTGCGGTGGAAATCTTAGCGCCAGCAGCAATCGCGCCGGCAGCAATAGCATCGAGCACATACCCTGCCCGGTAGATGGTTGCATAATCATCTTTGGCCACGTCCGCGGCAACCACACCGAATGGGATAGCATCCGCGCCAGCAACATCGACGACCGGGTTCCGGCCGTCCATTTCCCCAGAGACCACGACGAAACTACCTGCGGGGATCGCCTTTGCGGCTTTAGCAGTAACATCGCTGCCGGGACTGTAGTGCCGTTTAGTCACATTCATAATATTTCTCCTTGATTATCCGGTTTTATTTTTCGGCTCGAAGAGCGGCCGGAATCCACGATTCCGGGTACGCCACATCGTCTACCTGGCTCGGGGTTCCCTGCCCTGATTGCAGCCCTTGCCGAGGGCGTTGCGACGGTGGTGGGGTGCCCTCAGCAGGATCCCCGTACAGTGCCTGGAGGCGCTTAGCGCGCTCGGTGATTTCCTCTTTCGTGCCAGTACCCAGAAGCGGTAAATCTTCCGCCTTAATACCATGCGCAGCGGCTACTTCCAACAGGGCGTTCGTTGTCCGCTCCTGCGCTAGCTGCTGTTCCGCAGCGGCTAATTTTTCCTGCATGAGTTGGAGCTCCGTCTTTTGGGAATCCTCATGCTGTTTCCATTTATCAGCCGCGGCCTGCACAGCATCCCGCTCTTGGCGGGTTTTCTCCAATGCCGCCAAGGCCTCTTCCAAGGTCATCTCCGGCTGTAAGCCGGCGGCTTGTGATGGTGTTTGGCTGATATCCGGGGTAGTGTCCTCCAGGCTAGGGTCTTGTTCATCCTGGGGCTCGGCGCTAGTAACGTCTTGCATAGTTGCCTCCTTTTAGATTGTGTGAAATGCGAATAGTAAGGGCGGTCATGAATAAACCCCACCAGCTTGGTGGGGTTAGTTCATAGGGATGGGGAGCATTGGGTCAATCCTGGTAAACCCTAATGTTCTGCGGATAAAGTCAATGCCCTTAGGGAGAACATACGTGGTATACGACACTTTTTCTTCCCCGTTCGGCTGCTCATAGCGGTGGGCTTTGACCTCGAAGTAGCCCATATGCCGCTGGTAGGGGGTGTTGCGCATAGCGCCGCGAGGAATCAACACACCTCGGTTACGCAGCTCACGGAACAGCCAGTTTTGGCCCACCCCCAACATCTTCGCTACCACACCCATGCTGTAGGAGCCAGACGCATCAATGAAAGAATCATAAGCGTCTGCTTTGGGCTGCATTTTCTTGTTTTCCGCCTCCAGCGCCAGACGCTCAGTTTCGGCGTTCAGCAACATTTGTGCCATCTCCAGACGAGTGATCTGGGAAGGATCAAACGCTGGCTTAGCGGCAAGCCGACGCTCCATGTCAGTGAATGCTTTAACAAGCTGCTTCTTAAACTGACGAACCACCACGGTGTTACGCATATAGGTCATGAGCAGCATTGCATGCTCACGATTCAATACCGCAATGGTGCGATTTTGGGTTCCACCAGCAGTTTCAAAGGGTCGGATTTCAAATCGCACCCTTCCGAACTCCTCAAAATCCTCTTCATTATCACGCACAACCCGCAGCACACTGGCGTGCTGAATTTGCGTTCCTTCAGCAATAACGAGTGATGTAGTTGTCAGCTCCCCCTCAGGGGATTGCCGAACGATCATGGTATAGTCATTATTTGGTTCTTGGTTAAACACCAGGAATCATCCTTTCTTATACAAAACCCGCGTGCCCCTATACGGAGCATGCGGGTTAAAAAATGGTTCAGCGCTCGCCTTAAGCAGGCACAGCAGGCAATGGGGCATCCGGCATATAAACTACTTCATCATCATTCGGGGGCTCACAGATCGTGGCTTTATACCGGAGCTTTTTCACCGACTCGAAAATCTTCCGCTGTAGCTCTTCCTGCTTCTCAGGAATAATGATGAACGTGTCCAAATCCCCATTATCATTAGGGCCATAATCAAGCGAAACGAGCACCTCATCGGCAGCCCTTATAGTATAAGCATCCTCATTATTAGTAAATAAGATCATGCTACTCATATAAGGTTCTTGTAATAGAAGATCAACAACAGTCTTGATCGGGGCATCCGACATCACGTAAAGACTCATTGGGTAAACTCCTCTTCCTCACCATCATGGTTAATATAAAAGATCTTACCTATCTTAGAAAACCTGGGGTTCCTGAGGCACATCTGGATGTCTTGACGTGCTTGCTCATCAGTCAGCCCCGAGCGAGAAATATCAATGACCGCTTGTATGGTATCCAAATGCGGCAAACTTCTGAAGTTCCTTTTCACCTCACGGAAATTATTTGTGATCGTATTTTTACCTCCACCCTCAGGAGCTTTCATTTCCGTGATAATGCCATCAAGAACAATATCAGGTGATGTCTTATCTTCACCATCACCCAACTTTCTAATCCGAATTTCATGCCCATGTTTCAACAATGTGATAATGGTATCCCATTCATGGGTTGCTGGGTTTGTAGCTCCTTCTTCAGCTGATAGCCGGTGTAGCCAATCGGGATTATCACCGAACTTTTTCCGTACTTCGGGCGGAATGTAAACTTTTTCCCTTCTTTCTTCAAAGTCGAGCGTCACCCCTTCACCAGGCATGTCCTTACGAATCTCACTGAGCGGTATGTCAGGCTCGGCCTTTTCCGGGTCGGCCTTTATCGCCGAGTATTTTTCCGGGTCGGCTTTTATCGCGTCAGCATATCGTTTGGTGAATCTATCCCGCGGCTGGTCAAGACCCGCGTCTAACTCCTCTTGCGTTGGCTGAAAAGTTGCGTCATCCCACAGATCCTTCAGGTCGTGGTATTGCTGTTCACCATTCCACGGCACTCCCTTAACAACGAGGACTGCTATGCAATCGCAGTGGTCATGATATTTCTCTCCTTCCCGCCGGGATCCCGAAACATATGTATGGCCCCCGGTAGCGCCCGGATTCCGGTAATGAACTTGGCGTGGCCGTACTTCCCTGGGCTTCCCTGTGGTCACCACGGTATCTTCGGAATACACCGGACCACGGGATGCCAGCATCGCGCAAAAAGCACAGCTCTCAGCCCCGGTTAAAACCCTGGCCCACCCCAACACCTTGCCACCAGGCTTAGTGCTATCTGGTTCTGTCTTGCTGGCCTTTTCCCTAAGCTCATGGTTATCGTCTCCCACCTTCCTGTCGTCGCTGGCGTATTCCACTATCACCTTGGGCCTGCCATCCGACCCAGTGCCATCTTCCACCGTCACCCATGGACGTTTCCGCGACGACGCCACACGCACCCGGCCCTGGGCTGCGGTATCAACCACCACATCACGACCAGCTGCACGCGCATGCCGTACTGCCCCAGCAGCTACCCGGCGCGATACCTGAGCCACGGCAGCAGGGTCGGCGGGATTAGCGGGGAAGGCCGCTACTTTTTCCAGCAGGGCACGCTGTGCATCTTTTGAATATGATTCGATATTGCCAGGTATCGGATCTTTTTTCGGGTTCCATCCTAGGGTGCGCAGGAGCATCTTCCAGGCTGCGCTGGGCTGGTATGGCCGCATAGGCGCCACGTCTATCTCCATGCCTCGTGCGCGCATATCTTCGGTCATGGTTTGGGCTGCAGAGTGGTAGAACGCTTTCCTGGCTGTATGGATGAGCGGCAGCAGCGCGGTCACTAGATCCCAGAGTGCTTCAATCGTGGTGGGGATCGTTTGTTCTTCGATCAGCTTATATATCTGGTCTCTAAGCCACAGAGCGGTTTCCCGGTCTCGGGAGTGCTGGTTTTCGATGCTCACAACCCACCCCCTTGTGGTTTTGCTATGTCACTTCAGGCATGGGCTGGGATTCATCTCCTTGTGTAGATGGGTAGCCATACTTGGTGAGGATCCGCTGGATTTTCTCCTCTGTGAACCCGGGGATGTCTTCCAGGAGTGCTTCCGCTGGTATGCCGAGCATGGTGGCGAGTTTCCCGAGCGCATCAACGGTTTGAGCAAACGACCTTGCTGTGGTGTCTTTCCATTTCACTTCGCCGGCGAAGTCGGCGGCTGAATCGGCGTCGCCGTCCATGTGTCCGCACAGCCGTAATAGTTGTTCGTAGGATTCGCCGAGACTTGTTTGGATTTCGGAGGCTTTTCGGTCTTTGGCTGATTCCATGGCTGCCAGGCCATCGGCGCTGATGTTGCTGATGGCGTTCGCGCCTAGGGATTGGGCTGGGACCTGGGCGATCGCGGCCAGGTCGCGTATGGTTGCTTGTTTGGAGTCAATGTACCGAGTTAGGTCGGTTTCCTCGAACTGACCGGCTTTTGTTTTGGTGCCGTCCGCGTTGATGAACCAGACATCGTTCGCTTTCATGCGGATCCCTTCGAGTTCATCTTTGGGTGCCCATCCGATGACGTATCGTTGTTTGAAAGCGGCATAGTATTGGGCGATGCCCATTTCGTAGCTGGTTCTGTCGATTCGGTCTTGGAGTGATAGGAGCGGCTCGATGATGCCGCCGTGTTCCTCACCGTCTAGTAGCCAGCGATCCCGGAAGCGGACGACTGGTGGCACCCCAGCGCCGTGAGGGCGGGCCTCGATGATCTGGAGGTTGATGGTGTTGTTCCACGTTTCAGAAACCCATTCCGCTGGGTTCTTGGGCGCGTGACGTGCCCCGATGTAGTAGATGTAGTTTTCGTCTATGAGCCGCATCCTAGCCCCCCGGATTTCTAGGGCGAGAATGGGCCATTCTGAAGTGAGCCCGTATTCCCCCGGCCAGGCCCTTGATTCCCCATAGTAGGCGGTCATCATGCGGGGAGAAACCCCAGTGATAAGCGGTGCGGATGCTTGGCCGGGAAAAGTGCCCCGATCGACTACGGCATAGGATGTGCCATATTTGAGGGCCGCCCGGGTGATTCCGGTTTGAGCAGCGTCCATCGCGTTGCGTTGCCAGTGCTCCCACAGTGGGGATTGCTCGTAGTTGCCGCTGAAATAGTTTTCGATCTTCATCGACTGGGCGAACGTATCCAGCACTAGAGGGAGGAATGGTACTTGGGAGTCTTGGGCGATCTGGATATGGCGGTCATACCTGCCTCCTGGTGTCGACTTCTCGTTTAGGACCGTGAACCGGCCGGCCGCGTATTTCCGGGTCCAGGGCAGCATCGCCATATGAATCCTGTTGTTCCTGGCGTATTCGTATGCGTGTTGGGACAGGAGTCCTCGCACACCATCAAGTACCGCCCGGTTCGACATTTTCATTACACAAACACCGCCCTTCCGTCATAGTGGGTATCTGGTTGGTTATCCAACCATTTTCGGCGCACCATCCGCGCACCAATAAGGCAAACCGCTGCATCAATCTTTTTCGCTGAGGTTGGGGATTCTTTCCGCACGGATATCCCGTAGCGGTTTTCCGCCCGGTAGCAGTTCCGTAAGTGGTCTGTGAGGATTATGGAGCCGTCGTAGGTGAATCCGTGCTCAATGATTTCCCGTTCTGTTAGTTCACATGCCCGGGTGAAATCAAAGCTTTTACTGCGCATGTCCCAGGCGATTGGCTCTGGGTTTGCCCCAGACGGCACCGCCCACAGTTCTAGTTGGTCTTTGTAGCATTCTGGCCACGTAATCTTCGTGAAGGATTCCCATTCACGCACGTCAGCGAAGAACGCCTTCACGGTCCACTTGTCAAACGCCTGGGCGACACGGGCGGTGACTGCTTCAACATCAATGGTTTTCTTCTCTGCTTGAGATGCGTGGCTGTTACCGGGATCCCACGCCCCAATCAAGAACACATGCCCATCGGAAACCCGGCACCCCACCAGGGCTGTCGTGTCGCGGGTGAGTGAACCATCAAAGAACATGACGATCTCTTCGCCAGGCTCTACCTGGATATCCGGCATGGCCATGAGCGCCAAGTCCTTGGGGTCAATCCACGCATCAACAGACGCTACTGGCCAGTTCAGATATTTACGTTTCGAGTCATCCGGTTTAGCACTGTGCGTCCAAATGCGGGTCATGATGGCGTCGATATCAACCCATGGGCAGTCCTCGTACACGAACTCCAGCCCGGCGCGGAGTGATGCCGCATCGGCTAGGTTGGTTTCTGGCGGGGCTTGGATGATATCCATGAGGATCTGTTTTTCATTCTTGGATAGGCCTTTCTCTTGGTTGCACCAGTCGATAAACGTGTGCTCCCCCACGGTGTTTTTCCCCGGCTTCCAGGCATTCAGGGTGCCTAGCATACGGGAACCGGATTTAGTTAAGTTATCCACCAAGGTGCTGTATAGCTCACCGCCGCCTTTAGCTGGGGTCCAGTGCTCTAATTCGTCGCCAATAATGAACGTTGCCTCCGCGCCCTCCTGGGTGGTAGCAGATGATGTAATGACTTCCAGTTTGCCTTCGGGGACAACATTGATCTTCGTAATACCGGGGTCAATGTCGTAATCGCGGTGCAGCTCGATCGCTGTCTTCTTATTAGCCATCGCCCTGATATGTCTCATCGTGTTGTCTGTTTGCGCCTCAGAAACCGCGGCTATTTGCACCCACGGCATCGCCACAGGTTTCCCGATACAGCCGCCGAGCACTTGCGGATCAAACCTTTCCAGCCTGACGGGGGCAAGCAGCTCAATGAGCGCCATAGCGGCAGCGAACGGCGACTTGCCGGAGCCTTTAGCTAGACGACGGAACGCATTGTAGAACAACCATTTTCCATCTGGGCCAACGGCGTAAAACCATAAAACGAACCTGGCCTGGCGGTTGGTGAATTTCCACGGCAACCCGGCGCGAATCCCATTCGGATGTTTCAGATATTTGGCGGCCCACGCTAGTGCCTCCCAGCCGAGCGTTAAATCGGGAACCCCCGGGGGAAGCGTTTCTAGCCGCTCCTCCGGGGGAATCATCATGCTAGATCAGCCCTGTACTGTTCCATGATCGACACGGTGGCCTCCTTTGCCTCATCCACTATCTTTGGGGTGATGAGTTCTACGCGTAGGCGCCGGCGCGCCCCCTCGGTGGTCATCAAGGCATCAGCGCGGGAGAAAATCACGTCCATCATCCCAGCACGGGCGCCAGTCGGGGAGCTTAATTCTTGGGTGATAAGCCAGGCCACTAGCTTTGCTTCACGCCAATCGCTTTCCTGATAGAACTGCGACTGGCCGGACCGCTTCAACGCCCTAAACCAGTCCTTGGCATAAGGGTGCCACGCCCGGTCCTCTGTGGGCGGTTTCACCACCTGCTGCCCCATGGCCACCACCACAGCGGGAGCATCAGCCTCCGGTTTGTTCCGCCGGCGTCTCTGGTCGCTACGCTTCGGTATCGGGCCGCGCACCATGACCAACCACCTCCTTCACCACTTGTTACCGCTCGGGGATACGCCCCTCTCGCTGCAGCGCGGCAGCTACTCGCACCGCGGGGGCCAGATCAACGAGGCCGCCCATGCGGTAAATATCTTCTGTTGTCCGAATGAATCGGGCTCGGGAATAGATTTCCACGCAGCCGCGCCGCCGGCCTGGACCCTCCGGGAGCAGCCCGAAAATATGCAGACCCCGCCGGGAGACCGAACGCTCCACAACGGCACCTGGCACCGCCCGGATAATCTCAACAGCCCAGTCGGCCACCTTGCCGCGCCGGCTGATGCAGTGGTCAAGGTCGATACAGGCTAGGCCACCGCCCAGCATGACGCCGTGCGGACCATCCTGTACCTCAGCGTGGGTGGTCCAGGTTTCCGGCTTGGTTGTTGACGCAGGAGAGCCTGTAGGTGTGATGGGGCGTTTACCATCGGCCGCCGTCCACCGATCTAGCTCACGCATCCGGGCCGGCAACTGCTCACGCCGACGCCGACGGTAGGCCTTCTGCCTGCATGCGGACGAGCAAAACCGCGGGGAGCGTCCCCTGGTGGGGATCTCCAGCCGGGCTTCGCACACCTCACACGCCAATCTCATAATCTGTATTTTACCATAAGCGTTACGATATACATAGTCCTAGCTTGGCATATTTACTCTTTCCGGCTACCAATGACCGAGGGGATAGGTAGCCAAGGAAATAGTGACCCACACCATAGCGCAAAGCCGCAGGTCACAGCCCCAGCGCACACCGTCAACCAGCACCCAAAACCAAGAAACCTATCTTGACCAGCAAAAACCCTGAAACCCGTACACAGCCGGGGGCCGTATGTGTGCCGTACCAGGGACCGGCCGACGGCGGGATACCCCCCACCCCACGTGGCATAGATCACCTCATTTCAGGCCGGGGTGGCGGGTAGCAAACCTGTCATACAGCCGGCGGCGCGCCACACGCCTACTAATCCCCCGCGCCGCTTCGCGCCGGGACTTTTCCGCATGGCACGACGGGCACACCCACTGGAGATTATCGAGCCCATCGGTGCCGCCCTCAGCGACCGGAACGATGTGGTCCAACTCCAAGCCACCTCGTCCTGTCACCGGTTCGGCACCACAATAGGCACACCAATAAGGAAGGTGGCGCCCCGCTAATCGGTGTAGGCGTTTCCACTCAGCCGCGGACGTGCGCGACGACCCGTTACGCCACGCCATCAGCCATCGCCTTGCGACGGGCGAACGATAGCAGCAATCGCCCATGACAGTGCTTGCTCTAGGTGCGTGATGGCTAGCTCACGCTCACGACAGTCCGGTGCGATCGCCGCCACACGATGCGCCGTCGCCTGCATACTAGCGCGAACCTTAATGCAGTCTTCACACTGCGCATCAGTGCCCTCGTGATACCGGAAGCGACGATCAATCTCCTGCTGGATTGTATCCATACCTTCTGACCCCATGATCCCCTCCTCCCCAACCCTATGCATGACTAAACCCCTAGGCTTTCCACCCAGGGGTTCCGAACGCAAGTTTACACCAACACCTGTCCCACACCAAAGGATAACGCACCGCCCCAGCGCGCGCCAGCACATCACCTTTTCGATTTCACCCAAGCGTGTGAGCTCACAACCGCCCCAGCGCGCGCCAGCACATCACCGAGCCGCACCAACATGCCACCAGCATCATCCTTTGCAGTATCCACCTTCCCCGCCTGCGCCCACCGATAGACAGTCGTGCGCGACACCGGCGCCCCAGCCTTCCTAGCCCACGACGCCGCCACCTGGCACGTCGCCCACTCCGGCGGGGATGGTTCCTCTCCCCCGCTGTCGGGCTCCACCACAGACGCCACCATACGCGCCTGGGCGATAACCTCCTCAGCCATCATCTCACCCCACGGCGCACCATCTACCACATCCAGATACCGCTGCAACCAAGCAGCAACAGACGCGATCCCCTCAGGCACCGGGCCCACAACACCATCACCACACGCCAACACCTCCGAAGCCCAGAACCCCAACAGTCCCTCCGTCTGAACTAACAAATCCAACACCGTGAGATTCACCGGAGGCTTTGAACAACACACCGCGCGCCCCGGGGTATCAGTGGTACTACTCCCACGGTGAAAGGTAAGGAGCTCCTCTAACCCGGCACCATTACGTTCCAGTGAGTACAAGCCCTTCCCTAACTCATGAAGCAGATAATCATCCACCGCTTTAGTCCTCTTTCTTAAATAGGTATCCCTCAATAGGTTTGTAGTCTACTCACCGCCCCTGCCACCTAACTGCTCTACCCGCCCCGACCCGACCCGACGATCCTAGATCCGTCACCCCATTGTTCTGGTTTCGATCTAGGTCCGATCTAGATCCGTACTAGGTTTTACCGTTTCGTTATAAAACAGGGCAAAAGAAAACCCGGGCACAAGCCCGGGGCCCTTCTAAGTGCGCATATGCACCATAATTGGCAAAATTTGGTAAAGCCGCCTACCCTAAAAGCAGCTCGTCCACCATGTGTGGAAGGAGTATCCGAGGCCGTTTGCTTGCAAGCGGCCTCTGCTTTATCTTTATCGCAGCCAACAAGAAGGCGTCAGGCAACAGCCGCGGCGCACTTCCGCCCGTAGGCCCCGTAGGCACCGCATGGCTAGACGCCAACCCACCTGACCGCGCACACACCAACTACCCGCCCCAGCCCTGCTGAAGCGGGTAACGATGCGTGGTGCTACGCTATATCACCTACCTTCGTCTACCCAGTGAGCTACTTATCCCTACTTCCGCTTCCCACGCCCACGCTTGTGCTTACGGTGCCGACGCTGGACACGGCGACGCGCCCGCGCTGGCTTCGCCCGCTTGGCATGCTCACGATCAGACCCACTGATAGAGCCCCCCACCGACACCGAAGCGCATTCCATTAAGGCTTCTGAAAGCTCCTCCCCCATCGCCCAGTCCGGCGCGGTTTCTACCGGATCGCTAAACCCACCTGAGGCGGAAACATTATTGGAGTGCACAGGCGCTGCACCACTCAACCGGGGTGGCGTATCATGTGTATCAGCCTTGGCTTCGTCTACCGTTGCTTTAGGCTGTGGTGCGGCACGCCAAGCCCGAGTGGATTGTTTGTGCTGTTTCTCACGTTCTTCCTTAGCCACTACATGAATATTGTGGTCCTTTGCATACTGCGAATTGTTGATGAACTCGATGCTGTATTTGTTGTAGTGCACTTCCTCCGGCGTGGGCGGGTCCTGCAGCTCCAGGACCTCACCAGCACCGCGCCGACTGTTACATGACCAGCAGGCAACAACCAAAGTTTCTACCGTTGAGTCCCGATGCCCATTAAGCGAATCATACGTGCCTCGCCGGTGACTACGGCGGTCTCGCCAATCAACGGTCTTACCGCACCACCGACATTGGTCTCCATCCCTTAGCCGCACTTGCATGAGCAAATCCGGGTTGCGCTTATCCTTCGACCGACGACGGTCAAGCTCCACCTCCTCCCGGGACCGCATGTGAAAGAGGCCGGGATCATCCACAAGCCGTAACATCCATGTCCCATCAGGCTGCTGCTCCTCAAAAAGCAAACCCGACCTACTCAACAGATCAATCATGATATCTTCCCGACCCGGCGCTACCTGGGCCAGTGCGCCATATTCAACGTAGTAGTCCATCAGATGCTCCGCCGAAATCGACGCCAAATCCAGCAGCACCCCTGATGCTTCATTCTTCAGTTGGTGATTCCCTTCACAGATCCCAAGTAGCCGCATCATTAGCGGATGCGTCGTGAATGTATCGCTCATTTTAAGCCAAGCCATGACTTTCTCCTGTTTTTGTAAATCTCAAAAATATGAACGCGCGCAATACAAACCATCACGCGCGTTCCTGCAATGCCGCCTAGGCGGCGGGTTTACGCGCACTCACCCGACGGCGCCGAGTGCGACGCACGGGTTGCGCTTTCCTAGCGGCACGAGCCGCCCTGGAATGGCCCTGATAGCAGCGGTTACATAACCCTTCTCCCATGTGGCGCTGTTTATATTGGTACGGTGTATGACAGCACCTCTTCCGCGCATGGGCCGCCACCAGGGCCTGCGGGTCCATAGGCCCACCACACCACCTGCAGCACAGCTGATAGGGATCACTGCTGGTTAGCGGTTGAGGGCGATCCGAATAGCGCCCGGCAACTACACCGGCAACCCGCACCCCACGCCACTCACAGTCCGATAGCATCCGCTCACAAGCCTCAAGCAAAGGGCACTGCGCGCACAAGAGTTTGGCCTGCTGGTGGCGCTTCCGCATCCGCGCCACCGGCTCACCCGCAGCAGCCGGATCCCAAAGGCTCGGCGCGGACGGGGTCGCCTGCATATCGCGCTGCTGGCAGATACCCAGCTCGGCATCACCGCCACACGGCAGCATCCCACCGGTGGTCATACCGCACCACCAGTCGGATTCGTACGCAACCGCCGAACCTTCGCCTTCTGAGGCTTCGCCCCATCAATCACCGTGTCGTACTCAAACCCATCACCATCACGCACCGCATCACCGGCAGTATCCGCACCGACATTAGACGACCCTGCATCCGCGCCGGGGAGTCCCGGGAGGGGCTCTTGAACACCACGGTCAGCAGGCACAAAGGAATACGACTCGAACATGTCCTTCAATGCGACATACACCCTGGCACGGTGGCGTTGGGTTGCGAGCGGCACCGGGGTGATATCTGTATCAAACTGGTGCGCTGCAGCACCCAGCGCGGCCGCCTGGGCGGCAGTGAACATAGTTGGCCCCATATCCCCAGCGGGGCCTTTTGCGCGCGCTTTTGCCTCAGCACGCACCCGGTCGAACAGCTGCGCCGTGTCCGTGGTGAACGCCGAATCAGCCCGCGCCGCGGTCACCTCTGTTAGGTCACCGCAGGTGCCGGAAAGATCCTGCAACTGCACTTCCTCATCACGGATGAAGATAGCAGCCCTTGCGTCGTCTTCTTCCTTATCCGGCTTCAATTTCAGGAACAGCTTGGCGCTAGCTGCGGTGATCTCTACCACCCGGTGGGCTTCTTCTACCGCATCGAAGTAGGCACTCACATAGGCCTGAACCACATGCTGAGGGTTCGCAGCAACCACCAGCAGGCTCCCGGCATAGGTGATAAGACGCACCACATCATAGATTTCTGGTTTGCGCTCCGTCACTCCAACTACCGCGCGGATAGCACGCTGCAACTCCCGAACATCAACCACGATTTTCGATCGTGCCGGCATCTTCTCAGGCATGATCGCTCCCCGATCCAGCATCGGCGCCAGCAGCCACATCAGCACCGCCAGACCCATCGACGATCTCCCGCAACTTCGCGGTCACCGCACCCATACGGGTAATCAGCTCGGTCAATGCTGGTGCCGAAGTGGCGGCAGCACCAGACCCTGCCACCAAATCCGCCACTTCCAGAACTTTCTCCCGGGCAGCCTCCGCAAGCTCGCTCAACTCATCCCAATCACTAGAATGCATCGCATCGGACAGCTGCTTCTCCAGCTGGCGGTTTTCGATACGCAAGGATTCCCGATCACGTTTTACTCGATCCAGCTCCGTGTGCAGCTTACTGATGTGGTCCGTGGCATCCACTGCCTTATGCAGCGCATCCAGCGATGCTGAGCGTTCCATCAGTTTTTTGATTACTTCTTGCTGCCACGCCATGGTGCGCTCCATACCGCTCCAGGCGCCGTTGAGGCTTTGCAGCAGCTCTTGATCTAGTCTTGGCGCAGCCATACCGCCACCCCCTCTTTTCGGACCAAAGCGGCCTCCCGGATAGCATCAAGGAAAGGCTGATCCAATGCCTGAATTTCCGGCGTGAGCTCTTCAAAAGGCACCAACGCAGGGTGGTCTGGCCGGGCAGCAGACGCCCAAGCCGCCCACGCATCATGTACATCCTCCAGCTGCGTATCGGTGCCTTTGGCGCGAAGCAGCAGCGCGTAGTTGTAGAACAGTGGCAACTGCTCCTTGGTGATTTCGTCGTCGATCTCCTCAGGCAAACATGCCACGATCAACGCCGCATCCGCCTCAAGATAGTTAAGATTCGTCATTATGCAGCCTCCAGCGCCAACCGGCGGGGCGGCCGAGTAGCGGTCCGCACTAACGCCATATATCGTTCTTGTTGGGCCGCAGCAAGTTTCATGTGGGCGTAAGCCACCGCATCACCCCAGCTACGGAACGAGGCGACGAGCTCACCACCCCACAAAACTTCCCACAAATCCGGGTACGACTGGCCAGTGAGAGCACCGAAAAGGCCGATTCGCTCCACACCCGGCCGCAGCCGGATCCGCAGCTTCAATTGCAAACTGCTCATGATTGTTTTCCTTCCCGCGCAATAGCCGCGTTGGCCCACATCATGGTTTCTTCCAGATGCAGCAGTGCTTGTTTCTTCTCCCGACCATCAGCCAGGAGAGCATCCAGCTCAATAGCTACAGCCTTGATCTTCTTGCCCATCTGAACCCGCCGCTTGCGGGTCTCAGTATCCAAGGTGCGGTAATCAAACCGCTTATCAATCTCGGTCATCATTTCCTTCTTTCATTTCAATTGCGCCACAGCGATGGTTGTTAGTCGCCGCCGCGGAGCACGTGCTTGCCGATCACGGTGATCGCGCCGTCCTCGTCGATGTAGCCCATGTTCAGCATCGCCCGACGCCCAGCAGCGGTCATTTTCTTACCCGCAGCGTGACGGCGTAGCGACTTATACGCCAAGTGGGCCTCGTAGGTGTTAGACTGGCCAATACGTTTCCAGGACATTTTCTTTTCCTTTCTCTGGTCTTGGGAATGTGTTTTATGCAGTCCCCCGCCTTCCCCAGCGGGGGACCAAAATTATCAAGGGGTTTAGGTGAGGCCGGCGGCTACGTGAACAGGCGGCTCAACAGTGCGAACTTTTCAGCCGGGATTGCCTCGAAGAAGATGTCACCGTCGAAGATGTGCGCGGTCCAGTCCTCACGACAGACGCGGAAACCATCAACATGCATGGTGATGAGCCCGGTATCCTCCAGGACAAACAGGTTACGCATCTCCTCGAACCGCTCCTCCGGCACCCGGAACAATTCATTCTCACCGCGGGTGAAGACCACACCATCATCGACCCGTTCGGCGACGGTCCAATCAAATCGTTTTCCCAGGTACACGCGCGTGGCACTATCTTCCACATCACCGCTTGCAGGTTCGTCACCTACCTGCTCAGCCGGCAGCTCACCCTGTTCAGCAAGCAACGCCTCTTCTTCCTCAGCCGCTGCCGCAGCCAAAGAAGCCTCATGCTCGGCTTTCCATTCTGGCGTGTCCATCTCAGCAGAAATCTCATTAATAAAATCGCGCAGAAGGTTGCCCGTTGACCGTGGTTTATCCTCATTATCAGGCTGCTGATCTGCATCATCCACTGGCTGCGCCCCACGTAGTCGAATCTGAATCCCCTCCTCCGTGGTCACCAAGTCGATGTCGATCGTGCAATCCTGATCGGTGTCCGCGTGCAGGTGTAAATGGAACTGGATAGGGGCGCCATCGCTCACTGGGATGCTCATATCAACCACACCAGCCCCCAAATCCGCACTACTCATCATTGTTATTCCTTTCTCTTGAAGAGGTTTACGCACCACACCTCGTGGTGCTTGGTGCCCATGGCGGGGGTCGAACCCGCAGCATCCATATGAAGCCCGGAAGGATGCGGCCATTTCATGGGCCTGGTGCCGGATAACCCGCCGGCAACGGGGCTGAGATAGCCTGTCTAGATGCGATAGGTGTTGCGTTCCACCAGCTCTTCTACCTCCGCACGGATATACAAAATTTTTTGCCGAGAAAGGCGGATCCGGGAAAGCCGCCCCTCCCTGGCATAGCGCTGCAAAGTTCTGGTTGAAATCCGCAGATACTCCGCCGCCTCCCGAGTTGACATATAACGCGACATCACAAAACCCCGTTTCGCTTTACGACAATTCGCCCCGTCTGCTTCAATAGGCCACGTGGATTCATCAATCATCCTTGGGATCATCGGAGCCGCCACCGGCGCCGGCGGCCTGCTGCTCGCGGTATACGCGAATCGCATCAGTAAGAAGGCCAATAGCCTTGCCGAAACCGCTAACAAAACCGCTCGGGAAAGCCTCGACACTGCCGTGGAAGCCAACCGCCTCTCGGAAAAAGCGAACAAGCTGGCTGAAGACGCGAACACGATCAGCGATCGAGCGCTCACAGCAACCACGGACAATCTCATCTACGACTGGCAAATCCAAATTGATGACAGCAGTAGAACCGTCACCATCAGGAATGGCAGCCCCCATGATGCTTTTGACGTTGCCGTCTTCGTCAAGCGTGAAGGCACGCCCGTAGCGCACTGTTTCCGTAAGAAAAGAGCCGGTTTTGATGAGCTCGTTTTCGACATCAGCGGCGTGCTTCAAGAACATTTCGATGAGGTAGCCAGTCACCCTAGCAGAGATGACTTCATCGTCCACGATATGTTCGTCGCCGGAGAGAAGGGGGAAACCGTCACCACTATCCTTGACTTCCACATCACTTGGAGAACACCAACCGGGATAAACCGCGATAGCGTCATCCCGTACACGCTCAGCCACGGCGATAACTACGGAACCATCGAAAAACGCTGACATTATTCACCCCCCTTGGTGAACCACGTATCGCTCACCAATCCCGCCCGGTTATTAACCACTGACGCCAGGAACTTCGCGTCAGCGGCACTCAGCCACAAACGCTGTTCCTCGGTTTTCGGGCGGATCGCCACACCCGTCGTGGTGATCTGCACCTCTACACGAGGGTTAGACACCACCACCAGCACATCACCCAACGCCTCTTCAGAAGCGTCCTGGTCCCCAGGTTCGGGGTCTTCTCCGACACCAAAGGCTTCCTCCAAATCTTCCAGGGCGATCGTTTTGTTGTTAAGAGCATCAGCGAGATATCGGTAAATACCACAAGCCGTCCGAACTTTAGCCAGCTGACGCGTGGTCAGGTCCTTTACCGACAGGCCAATCTCGGCTAACGCCTCACGCAGCAGAACATCAAGGCCTTTACTCTTATTGATGTTCTCAAAATGGCGCTTACAAGCCCGCCGAAAAGCACTCGCTTGGGCAGCGGTTAACTCTTCTGTCCGCACACCCGCAAGAACGTACACGGCCCCCTCCAGATCAATATCTTCACCCATCACAATCAACTCCTTTTCTTTTCTCTTTGCTTTACAACGCAATCGCATTTGCGTTTTGACACGTAGTTACATAAAAGGCAGCTTCAAACTTGCCCCCAAAGGCCACCAGCAGGCCGGCCGCAAAATCAGTACTTACCGGTTCACCGCTCAATCCACGTAGGTAGGTTTGACGCGATACTCCAATTTTTTCTGCCATTGCTCCATCACTTAGGCCAAGAGAACGTTGAAGCCCCCTCACCGAATCCTGTCTCACATAAACCTTTGGTCGGTTCGATTTCATATCCATCACGTTTCAATATTTAATACAATCTGTATCTAATGTCAATACAGTTACGAATAATTTCTTTTCCGAAAAACGAAACACCGCAGCATATACAGATATTTGCGTTTCATTTTGTGTAACATCTATTCCATGCAGACGTTTAAACAGTGGGTACGGGAAGTAACTGGTGGACAATCCCTCAGGCAAATGGCAGAGGTCCTAGCAGATAGCCATCCCACGATCGGAAGGCGGATTAACGCCAACGACCCAACCCTCGTCCCCGAAATCGCCCAAGCATACGGAGCCGATCCAATCGATGGTTTAATCGCCTGCAACTTCATCACCACCAATGACCTAGAAAACCACTGGAAAAGCAGTAACCTGCGAAACTACACAGACCTGGAACTCGCGGAAGAGATTGTGCGCCGACTCCAAGAAGCTGGGTCGACCACCGATCGTTAACATCCTTCTAAACCAGATTTTTCTTCGCTAGCGCTTCGATCGAGTCACGGTTGATCCGCCGGGTGCGCTGGCTGAAATACGTCGCCACCAACGCTTTCTCCGCGATTAATTTCTCCACCGTGTCCGTGCTAACCTGCATATACTCCGCAGCCTGCTTGACCGTCAGCCACTGCGGGGCAATCACTACCTCACGCATCCTTTTCCTTTCTTTGCTTTACGACGCCCCGGCGCGAATCACGCAGCAGGGGCAGATTCGGCTTTTCGTTCGACAATCAGATCATCTATCGGCCCACCAACCAGATCCCGAATCCTTACGAGTGTTGCCACGCTAGGAGTGTATTTTCCGTTCCGAAGGTTGCGTACGGTTTGCAAGGTAACTCCCAGAGTCGCCGCTAGCTTTTCATCACTAGTAAGCCCGTGAATCTGCCTGGCCTTATCAAGCGCATCAGACTTGAGAACATAAAACATTAGCTATCCAACCAATCTCTAGAGTGCCGTTTTGACACTGTATTGCCATTTTGACACAAATACGAGGGGCTTGCAAGCGCGCTTTGCCAAAATCTTTATCTAGCTGGACAAACTTCGTGTCAAATTGGCACCAAAGACGTGAAATAAAGTAAAATTCAAGCTATGAATAGCATCCAATGGATGAGAAAGATAACCAATGGTGACGATGTGAGCGCCATTGCAAGAAAAACTGGCACACCACGCCGCACCTTATACAGACAGGTCGAACGTGGAGAGCTTAGTGTCGATAACGTACTGTTGATAGCAAAGTCATACAAGGCAAACCCCATACATGCGCTCGTCGAATTGGGCTTTATTGACGCGCACTGGACAAACACCCCCAGTACCAAAACTGTCTTAAAAACAGCAAGTGAAGATGAACTATGCGCCGAGATTCTGCGTCGCTTGAAATTGGGATCAAAAGCTTTTGACGAGCCAATAGACAAAGCCGAGCAAAGGCTACAGGGGAACCACCACCAAGTAACGCCGAGTGATCCTTCCCGCGATAATGAAGTAAATGAACTAAAACCCGAGCCTAAGCCGGATGTTTCCACCGAGGTGGATCATGATGCAATCATTGAGCAGATCAATGCGGGGAAAGTCAAATTCGCAGCTCAGAAGCACACGCCGCCATTGGAAGAAAATACCCCCTAATTCCGGCCAAAACCGGTCAATTACGTGTATCTATAAATTTCTTTTTATACTTTCCCCTCGAATACCAACGTGGGAAATATCTCACTTTATTGAGAAAAACCTTAACTCTTGCCTATAATTCATTTACCTTTCCCATAATAGAAATAGAGGGATAAATGAATCTACCTATTGATGATTTGGCTCTCTCCATGGGTATCACGGTCGTCGAAAGCAGACGATTAGATATCTCATACAATGCGGTGTTTTACCGCCCCGGCCGGGCAGTTTACGTTCGAGCTGGGCTCGATCCCGTCACGCGAGCGTGTGCGGTAGCGCACGAACTCGGACACGTCTATTACGCCCATGACTGTTCCACCCCGCAAGCAGAGCGTGAAGCTGATGAGTGGGCGGCTGACCATCTTCTTCACGAAGCGGAAGTACAGCGCGCTGCCTACGAAACCGGGTTTGAACCGGCAGCTATTGCTGCCGAACTAGGTGTCACGCCACACATGCTAGACACCTGGTGGCAGCTCTATCGGACAGGACGAACCACACGCAAATGCTCACTCTCACCACAGAAACAACCGGCTTGAGGTGTAAAACATGCCCCAAGAATTAGACAAGGGACCTGGATCATTCGGGCGACTTATCACCCGTATACTTAGAGGTCTATATGAATCAGGAAAATTCGACCAAAGCGATGCTGCTATGTACGCAGGCATACCAGCACCTCAGGTTTCCCGAATACTATCCTTCCAAGAATCTATAACCCTAGATCAATTAGAAGGTTTCTGCATGGCAGCAGACGTATACATGATTGACGTTATTAACTTAGCGAATGATGAACGGGTTTTCGGTACCAGAGAAGCTGTAAAAGTACAAGGCTGGCCAATCGCTGAAGACCCCCTATCAAGCAAAGAACTTTTCGAGTTACAACGATCCGAAGCAGAAGCCAGCCAGCGATACTATAAAGAAGCTTTAGAGCTGGAAATTGAAACGGTAATCCCTATCATCACTGACGAGACCACTAGCCGAGTGCTATGGCGGGTCATCGACTGTGCTACCTACTGCGGTATCAGCTCCCGTACCTGGACAAACTACCGCGCTAACGGTCGTGCGCCCCAACCCGTGGCGCACCTTGACGGTCGCACACCCCTATGGGACGCAGAGGAGGTGAAAACCTGGCACACTAACCGCCCCGGCTCGCCAATCAAAGCGACACAATAGGGCAACAAACCCCCGGGCTTCCGGGGGTTTTCTTTTGCATATTCCCTTAATCTGAGACGGTTAATCCGCACAGTATCGTGCAATATGATTTTATGAGATTTATTTCCCCACTCCGGTACCCAGGTGGCAAAGCGAAACTCGCCCCCTATATCGCTTCTCTTATCAACGCCCAACAAATAC